TTATCAAAATTTTCTGATGCCTGAACTTTTCTCATTTTCAATACCGCATCCAATAGTTCATTTTTCCTATATTCTCCTGAGACTATACTATCTTCAAATTCTTCATCATCCTTAAAGCTATGGAGTTCTTTCTTGCTTCTAATTTCTTGTGCTTTTTTAACAGCCTCTGCATTCCAGAAGGATGCAAGATAATCATAGAACGCTAATTGAGTTTCATTTTCCAATCTCTTATCTCTAGCTATCATCGCAGAATAAAAATGCCACTGTACATTGGATATATTTTCAAAGATTGGATCATCTATTCTACATTTCCAAATTTTACAAAGTTCCCAGCGGAGCCAGAATTCTGGCTCCTCTATTAGTTTTTTACACTGTCTTCTAAACCTCCGTTTTGAAACATAGATCCAGATTTTTTATTTAATTCTTCAAATCTTTCAAAGAGCTTATCTATGACGTTTGATTGTAGCTCTAATATGACTGCCATCTTCTTTCCTTGTGAATCAAGCTCCTCTTCACCATAATATAGTGATTCTAATGGCATATCATTAACTGTGGATATTGCTTCAGAGAGTGTTTGAATCTTTATGTTGGCAACCTTTTCTTCGTTGGTAAGAAGGAAGAATCTCTTTAGAATATCTTTCTGCTGCTTTGAAGTTAGGGTTGATATTTTAAAAGTATACTCTCCAAAGACTACATCTTCAGACATTCTGCCTAATAGAACAAGGCTTCTTAATCCTGGGTGGATATTTGTATCTTTTTTAACTTCAGATTCTTCATTAACTTCCTTAAGCTTTTCAACTGCTTTAGATACACCTTCTGGAATATTTTTTACAGCACCTCTGATTCTAGATGCAGCATCATGTTCTACAACACCTCTTCCACTTCTACTCATGAATTACCTCCTCAAATTATCACTAATTTTGTGACACATATTTACAAATTCTAGATGCTTCAAATCACCTTTTAGTTTTTGACAATCGGCGCAACAGGAAACAACATTTTTTGCTTCATAACCCATATCTGGATTAAGCATTTCTATTCTTATTTTTTTGATATCCGAAGAGCAATAAAAGCATTTTTTATTCCAAAATGATGCAAAGTCATCTAGGGTTATTAAAAATGGAACTTGCTCTCTTGCTGCTCTTTCTTTATATAATGAAAAACTTCTGGCTGGTTTATAATTATGGCATCGTCTACACTCAGATCTTAGGTATGGTGGATTTGGTAACTTTGAGAAGTTATCTAAACTTTTAAACTCCCCACACCTTTTACATGTTTTTCCACCATCACTTTGATACTTATCCTGCTCTCGTCGTATTATATTGTACAGGGTTCCATTCTTAATTTCAAAGGAAGTATCACACCAGCTACATTTAACAGAAATTAAATCTAGCCCCTTCCAAGTCTCCCTATTTTCTTTTAGCTCATCTAAAGTATACAATATTTCCTCTTTTCTATATATAAAAAGTACCAGAAAAAAGAAAAAAATACTTTTTTGTTTAAAACTATAAATAGTATGAAAATAAAAAAGGAGACCACTTTGGTCTCCTTTTAAGTAGGCTAGGCTAAATTAGAATGCTGCGCTAATCAAGCCTGGGAAATCTAGGGAACCTCTTCTGGTTCCTGAGTCAGCCTGTAGTTCAACATCATCAATTTGAGTTGGAACCTGTCTGCCGCCACCAGTACCTTGACTTAGGGCGACAGCTTCACCACCACGAATTGTCATTATAGTCTCTGCTTGAATGCCGCAATCTTCAGTGATTGTAAATGATTCAGCCTGATAGGTTTTTGATATACTCTTAAACCAGCAGTTCTTATAAGTGGTAATAACTGCGTCATTATCAGTTCCGGTATATTGATCTATTACCACAATATCAAATGGAATTCTTTGAGCTTGAAGATTTCTGAAACCTCTAGAGAATGCTTCAGTAATACTTAGACCGTCGAATACTATACGATTGACGGTTAAATCTACTGTTGCATGGCCATTTGGAGCCTGATCAATTGCGCCATCTGTACCTAGCTCATAAATTCTCTTAATATCTCTGGCTTGTGATTCTTGGAATGACTGTATGGCACCTACTGGTTCATTATTTACAAGAACCAGTATTTGGGTAGAAAGTGCAGTTCTAGTGGTGCCATCTAGAATCGAGCCAGTTTTAGGATAGGTTGCCATATATTTCTCCTATATTAGAGTAGTCCAACTTCGATATCAATGAATACGTAGTTGATTGGATAGGCTGGCTGGAATTGTAGGTAAACATTCCATTGCCTTGGATCAAGCTTATCTCTCTCGACGCGTACATTCTTGTAGTTTGTAATTAGCCCTTGAGTAATTAAAGAGGCTAGTAAGCCTATAACTTTTGCAGTCATTGAGCCTTGAGTATTGTTATCTTCTACAACTCCAATAAATGGCCTTAAGCCTTGACGAATGACTTCCTTTACTCTATCTCTAATGAAGACGATGGAAATTTCCTCATCCTCAACATATCCTGACTGACTGGTGGTTCTACCAGCCAAAACTTTACCACCACCAATTACAGGTTGTAAAACTGTAGCACCAACTGCGCCAAGTTGATTTAAAATTACTGGTCTATATTTTTTATCTCTCAGGATGTTGAAGCCGGAAAGAATTTTATTTGTTAGAGGTATTGCAACATTTTGTGTTGCGGATAGGTAACCAGCAGCGGCAGCGGCGATATAGAATCCATCAATGAAGGTATTTGATCCATTGATTGGTCTTACAATTTGATCTGGGTAGAAGTAAACTGATCTATTACTAGTGAAGTTATCGCTTAGCTTATAGTTCTGTAAATCTTCAATATTTCCGTCGAGGACTTCTTCTGGATCGTCTCCTTGGATGCCTTCTAGAACACCGATATCTTCTACGGCGACCTCTTCTAGGCCAATAAGGGCCTCTGGTGTAACACCTTGTTGTGCTCCAAACATCGTCATTCTTTCTTTTTGGATGGCAATGGTGCTCATGGTTTCTACGTGCTGAACTGCTGCACGGAAAATTCCGCTTCTATTTTGTAGTGGTAGAGGAACGACGATCTGACATTCTTCTGCTTCTAGAGCTTCAAAAGCTTCAAACCAATTGGTATCAAAGAAGTCTGCATCAACCTGATCAACATAAGTAATTCTTAGACCATCACCTAGCTTTAGATTTCCACTATTGACAAGATCTTCATTTAGCAATAAAGCAGCTCTTTGATCTGTGGTATCTGCTTCATCTCTAATGTAAAACTGAATGTTTGTAGAATCACTGACTAGAGCATATCCATCAGCAGCTCCCTCTACAACTACAGTATTATCATTTATGACTGCAGTAATAACAAGAAGGTTTGTCTCAATGCCAGCTGCGGTTGGTCCAAACATACTAAATCTTACACCAGCCATGGCGCTCTTTAGCTCGCCATCTTCATTTACTAAGTTTTGAACTACGATAACTCTTCCGACATCTTCAGCATCAAAATTTACTTCGTCAGTTGTAAAGGTTTGAGTTGCAGATGATAAGCTACCATTAATTCCTGTTGCAGTAACATCAACGTCAGTATTTATGATAGTATAAGAATATGCATATTCTGAACCGTAAATAAAGTCATTTATTCCAATACCAGTTGCATCTTCAAATTGTGGCTGATAAAAATCTACTTTATTTGGGAAGATTTGCTCTTCAACACCGCCTCTAATTCTAAAGATATTTACCTGAGAATCTCCGTCTGGTCTTCCGAGTTGCAATCCTGCTGATGGTCTTAGGATTGGGAATACTAGATCTGAGGTATCTCCAGAGAAACCACCAACACCAGATGAATTTACTTCTTCTAGTAGAACTGTACTAGTTCTACGTGGAATTGGAGGCTTGCACTGTACTGCAAGAATATATGGAGCCTGGTTTTCAAAGCAGATTTTGGCACCCATAGATAGGGTATTTTCTAGGCTTTCTCTTCCGTGCTTCTTTTCTAATTCTGCAGAGCTTAAGAAAAGTTCTGGATCGTTAATATCAGATACTGCAATGTATCTAGCTTCTAGTCTGTCGTTCCTCTTTAGGACTCTGGAGGTTACATCTATAAAGAATTTATCGCCAACAATGAATGGTGTAGTTCCTGGCTTTATACCAAAAATTAGGATTCCATTTGTTTCTAGTACATAGAACTTAATATTTTTCTTTGATAGGCCGTCATCTGCTGGGCGCTGAGTTAATTCTGGGTAACTAACTGATGCGTCATCAAGCTTTACAATTCGAATTCTTCTTGTAGAAGTAACTGCAGTAACTCTGTAAAGACCTGCTGCAGGTCCTTCGCAAATCATTAGAACCTTACCAACAGTTGAGCTTTTGAATTTGCCATTAACTCCATCATAAGCTACATCTGGATTATCAATAAAGATATCTATTGCCTTGATGCTCCAGTCAACATCTACAATGTTCTTATCTATAGATGGAGCTACTAGGGTGACGGTTGTTTCATCGCTGAGGCTGTCGTAGCTATAGCTTGCTATTTCATAGCATTCATCTGCATATCCATCGTAGCCATCAGAGCCTAAGTCTATACATAGAAAGTCACCGGCTAAAACTTGGCCATCACCTTGGTTTGCCTTGGTAAGACTTCTCCCTCTGCAATGGCGCTACCCTTTCCAGACCAAGCATTTTCACTTGATACTAGGGTAAAGCCATGCTCTGCTATATCTACAGTTACTGGCGTTGCTCCATTTGCTGATTCAATAAAAGAATCACTAAATAAAATAGTCTGGCCTGCAGCGTCTTTAATTTGACCAGAAACAGAGCCGCTCACTGTGAAGGTTGATCTTCCAGGGATTGGGTTGCCACTACTATCTCTTATTACTGATACTGCTTTTACTGTCCATCTTTCTTGTGGGGCGTTTTTGTCATAAATTTGAATTGTATCAAAGCCACCAAATGTTTCATCTGGAATAATTCCATTTCCAACATTGGTGCTTGCTGCGGAATATTTCTTTCCGCCTTGATCTTTTATGCTGGCGCCTTGTAATTCGATGCATCCAGTTTCTACATCAAGTCTAAAGTCAAATTCACCGCCAAAGCTTGATTCATCAATTGTAGACTCAATACCGCGTAGGACACTTCCATTAATAAATAATTCAGTTCTGCCACTTACAACTGGGTGGTTTTGTAGCTTAAAGTATCTTCCTTGAGGTTCGCCAGTAGGTGAGCAATCAGCATTTCCATCTTCGCCATTTCCAGCGGCAGCATCGACAACAACTTCCTCTCTTAAGCCTTCGCCCATAATGCAAGGGATTCGCAAACCACCTGGGATTGTTACACCCCTAGAGATTACTCGATCCCTAGCAAATACGCCAGGTTGAACATAGCCTGATATTCCTGGGATGTTAGCCATTTAAATCCTCCAAAAACTTGTGATAACTAGTCATCTTCAAACCTTTATATTAGTAGTTTAATTTATTTAAAGTTTAATCTCTGCAATCTCTATAACGTCCTCGAATTTTAAGGCTTGAACGTCAGCAATAGTTTTTTCACTGGGAATTGGGGTTCTTGCTACATCAAAATAAAAAACAATTTTTTCAACAACATTTTCTAAAGGTATTTCAACTCGCCATTCTGAACGTGTAGAAACTGAAATCGTATGACTAAATACATAATCATTAGCATAAGATTCTGCATTTTCACCACCTATGCTTAAACTTTTTATTGTTAGACCGTTTGCTCTAAGCTCGTTAAACGAAACATATTGAAGTATCATGGTGACTATTTCGGTTATTTCCTCAAGCTCACTATGACTCTCTGAATAAACTGTAATATCAAAATTACCTTCCCATACACCAGAATAAACTCTGTGTGTTGGAGTTAAAACTTCTTTTGATATACCATCTACTTCCAATATATCTTTTCTATATTTAGTAGAATAGTTTTGATTAAATCCAAGCATAACATGATTTATATTTCCAGTCTTTACCGTGATTGCTGGATAAAACTTTATTTCATACCTATAGACATCGCTAATTAAAATCTTAGTAGTGGAAGGATCATCTATAGTTTTTCCCGTTAGGTCTGGTGTGGCAGGAAAGCCAAAATCATCACATCTGTAAGTATAAATATTATCCAGGCTAAAATGCTTTCTTAATATATCTATCAGAAGATTCTTGGGCTGTACAATTGCGACATTCTGTATAATATGATTATCGGCAAAGAAGTTGGAGTATACTCTATGATCTCCATTGAACCCTGTGCCGGGTAAATTTTGAATGTCTATACCCATTAAGCTACCTCATATTTATAGGTAAATACTTTAATTCTTCTATAGATTTAGCCTGCTCGCAAAAATGCTTGATCTTCTTGATGTGGCGATCTAATTGGTCCCTATCTTTAAAATCAGAAGTATTAATAATTATATTCTTTCTGATCAATAATTCCACAACTATTTGCTGGTCATCTCCAGAATCCTCTCGGCCCGCCACAAATTCAACCGAATTTTTATCAGATAAAACCTTAGTATTCTCAAAGCTAATCTTTTCACATATAAAAGTAATTAATTTGTTAATAGTCCTTTCGATTTCTGGATCTTGACCACCTTTGCTAGTTAAAAACTTCATAGAAAACATTATTTCACCTCAAATTCATTCATGGTTTCATCTACACTGATATTTATATTCTTAGGTAAAAAGTTCTTATTTATATGAGTTGCATTCAATTCAACAACATATTGTCCAGCAACCACTCTAGCTTCCCAGTATCCTTCCGAGTCAGTTTCTCGACTCTTAATAACATTTCCGATAGGATCAAAAACCTTAACATAAACTCCTTTTATTGGTTTTCTTGCCTGATTCTTGATCCTGCCAAACAGCTTAATCATATGATTTGGGTCGGGTTGTTGAGACAAATTAGCTGGAACTGCTGTAGGCTTCTGTGCAGTGACGTTTGCAGGTACGGCAGCAGGAGCTAGCGACATCTTACCAACTTTATTATTCAAGAGTTTTACATTATCATCTATTAATTTAATCTCCCTTCTAAGCTCCCTGACCTCTTCTAAAAGTTCATATATAGCATCAATGGCAGATTGTTCTCTATTTTTAGACATATATTCCTCAACTTAATATTAAAGATATCTGACGTTACCAACTTCAATCACGTTGGTAATGGACGGAACACTTGGGTATTCTAAAACCACAAATCCAGAATCAGCCAAATTTGGAGATGGATTATATACAATATTATTAGAAACAATAATATTACGAATAAATGATACCGCAGACTCCGTAAACTTAACACACCC